TTTCATCTTTTCGTTAATTGTATCCCAATTTGAAGGATATCGAATATAATGATTTTCCTCGTCATAAGCATCTATGCTAATGCCTACTTTAAGACGTTTAAACTGGTTTAATAATTCAATTTGCCATTCTTCTAATTTTAGCAGATTTGTATGTACCTCTACAAAAATATTTTTAGCATAGTTACCATCAATTGCGGCTTGTACAACTTCCCATATGCCGTCATGCAACGTAGGTTCGCCACCATGCAATTCTAAGAAGTGCATCGTAGGAAGTGATTTAATTATAGATTCAATTAACTCTGGATTTTTGTCTAGTTCAAGTTTACCTGGCAAATATCTTTTCATATACTCCGCATCTCGGGTTGACCAAGATAATAATTCTGGGTTATTAACTACTTCCTTTGCAAACAACGAAGAGTTTTCGGCGGCACACATTCTACACGCTAGATTGCATTTATTACTAAGACGCATTTCATAACGTTGAGGTAAGTGTTCTCCCATATGTCCATTGTTGTCATCAGCATATTGAATAACCTCTTTATAATCGTTTACAAACTCTAGGTCGTATGTTAACGCCCATCTTTTACTTTGTGTTGCAGGTGACATTTGCAACACACCTCCAGCGTCCGCCAGCCGTGGATAATTTAAATTTTCATAGCCTGCGGTTTTATCATCTAAATAACATTGTTTACATAAATTAACACGTTGGCCTTTTAACATTTTACGTCGGAGGTCTCGATAAAACTCAGAGTTCCACACATCTTCTAATGTATCGCCTTTATTTAAATTAAACGGTTCAACACCAGGAATTAATCCTTTAACAAGATCAATTTGATCCTCAGTTCCTGTTCTAGGAATTCCCTCAAAGTGTTGCTGTTCCGAACATATCTTTACTTTACCATCTGCACGTGGTGAGAAATGACTAAATGGTAACATACAAAATGATCTATTATCTTTTTCCCAGGCTTTCGGCTCTTGTGGAATTGGCTTACCTGATATTTGTTCAATAAATTTATTAAAAAGGGATTGCACCTTGGCCACAATGAAGTCTTTAACCCATATTACTTTATCAATGCTCATAATAGTATTTATTCGACGATTGCATACATATAATATTTATTCGATTAAATACATATATAATGAACACATATTTAAACTTAGATGAAATTAAAGTAGTTCACCTCGAGCATACCAGCAAGTGCAATTTACTTTGCCCACAGTGTGCAAGAGTACACGAAGGACAACTTAATCCAGAATTGCCTTTATCTGAACTTACACTAAAAGATTATAAGAAGATCTTTACACCCGAATTTGCTCCGCAACTGGATAGGGTATATTGGTGCGGCAGTTATGGTGATAGTATTGCTAGTGGAACTTGGATGGAGTGTGCTTTTTGGTTACGTTATTCTGGTGTTAAATCTATGCAATTGTACACAAACGGCAGTGCAAGAAAACCCGATTGGTGGAAGAAATTAGCAATTATTTTTAACAGGCCGCGCGATCAAGTTTATTTTAGCATAGACGGCCTTGCAGATACAAATCATTTATATCGTGTAAACAGTAACTTTGATATTATAATGAAAAATGCTAAAGCATTTATTGATGCAGGTGGTAATGCTAGATGGGATTACTTAATATTTGATCACAACGCACACCAAGTTGAAGAAGCAAAAGCATTAGCAAAAGAAATGGGTTTTAAGTCTATGGTAATAAAAAATACTAGTAGATTTGTAGCCAATCAAGAATTTAAAAACAATACAACACGGGATACCGAGCAAGTTTTTAAACAAAACACTGGTGAACGACTGCGAGTTATATCTGATAAAGATAATAAAAATAAAACAAAATTTGAATATGTATTACAAGAATACGGTTCATGGTCTAATTATGTAGATGTTACTCCTATAGAATGTAAGTATCAAAAAGATAAAACAATTTATATTGATTTTCAAGGAAAAGTATGGCCATGTTGTTGGGTAGGCGCACCAGAATTTTTTATTGGAACAAACAATATACAAAAACAACAATTACAAGCATTGGAAGCCATACATAGTCCAGGCTTTAATTCCATACGTAATTTTAAACTTGAAAACATATTACAACACGACTGGTATGCTAAAGATTTAGTTAAGAGTTGGTCAAATACACAAAAAGATACTCCTGGAAAGTTACATACGTGTGGTAGAACTTGCGGCACAGATTATGAGTTTACTAGTGGACTCGGCTCATCTAATGCAGAAAGGATTATATTAAACAAATGAATTGGCCTTCCGATACCTTTTGCAGTTTCGGCTGGAACCATCAGTTTTTAGGGCCTGGCGGACAAGTAAAACCTTGCTGCCGTTATACAGGACAAAAAGTTCCAAAAGAAAATAACATACGTGGTTATAGTTTAGAGGAAATCTTTACAGGAGATTTTCAAACTAATCTGCGCGATGATATGCTATCTGGTAGAAGGAATAGTGGATGTATAAAGTGTTGGCAAGAGGAAGATGCCGGCAAGCACACAAGTCTTAGGCAAAATTATAATCGAGACATTGAACGCTTAGGAGACCTACACTATGATTTAGATACTAATAATCCTAAGATTACATGGCTAGAATTAAGTTTTAATAATCGTTGTAATATACGTTGTCGTATGTGCGGCCCAGCATTTAGCACTAACTGGTATAAGGATTGGGAAGTTACAAAAGAATATCACGGATGGAGACCCGACGACATACCTAAGTATATTGAAGAACATCCAGAGCCACGAACTATCGATATGTCAAAACTTGATGAGGTGTTACCTAACATTAGACATTTAAAAATGACTGGTGGTGAGCCTTTTATTATGCCTGAATATTCGGTAATATTACAGAAGTTAGTAGACATGGGACAAGCAAAAGATGTTTATTTAAATTATAGTACTAATCTAACAATTATGCCTAAAAAGAATTTAATTAACTTATGGTCAAAATTCAAGCACGTTGAATTTGCTACAAGTTTAGATGGTATTGGCCCTGTAATAGAATATGTACGACACCCTACTAATTTTAATACAGTTAAAAAAGTAACACAACGTCTTATGGAATTAAGTCATGATATGAATATTACTGTGGGCTCTCGTCCTACAATTACAGTTTATAATATACTAGACGTTCCTAACATAACTAACTGGTGGGCGGAAATGATGGATAAATATTACAAAGAACCATTTAGTAATAGTACATGGTTAAATCATACACATGCCGCGGCACCTAGTTGTTTAAGTTTGCCTATTTTAACACAGCATTGTAAGGATATTGTAATGAAACAATTGTGGGACAACGGCCCAAACGAAAAGCAAAAACAAAACTGGAATCAACTTTGCAACTATATGAATGCTGATGATTTAAGTCATTTAATACCGCAGTTTGTTGACTTTACTAGTAAATTAGATAAAGCACGTAACGAGAAGTTTGCTGATACAGTTCCAAAGTTTGCTACATTAATGAATACAGGTTGGGGCGCACCAACAATAGGTATGGAATAATGATAGTAGGCAAATACTATACGGAACTTAGTGCCCATGACGGGCCCGGAGTATTAGAAGAAGAAATATTATATATAATTGCAGAAAAACCATTACATTATTGGGATAAGCAGTTATGCCTAACGCATCCTGTAGATTGTAAAGACCCATGGTATCATGGATGCGGCTCTCGTTTATATGCTACAGAGAATGATAGAAAATTTAAGCAATATGATAGAGAAATACCGTTAAGGGAAGAAGATTTTACAGAACTTAATCACGAATTACAAGAATTTCCGTATACGTTTGAACTACTAAAAAACTTAAAGAAAAATTATCAACTAGGAAGAATTAGAATAATGGTTAATATACGTAAAACTGCATTAACTTGGCATAAAGATACTGAGGATAGAATACATATTCCTGTAGTTACACATCCTGGCTGTCGTATGGTAATCGAAGAAGAATCATTTCATCTGTCTACAGGAAAAATATGGAAGGTTAGTACAAATGGGCACTATCATTCTGCATTTAATGGATCACCAGTTGACGAACGTATACACATAGTAGGTACATTAGTATGAGTTGGAGAACCCAAGAAAAATTAGTCCATCCGGACAGTCCTAAGCAAACAGATACGGCCTGTGCTCATCCGTGGGAATGGTATAGTATTGATACCGGACTCGGTATGTGGCGTATTTGCCCGCGACAACAATATCAGCCGCTTGAGAGCGGCGAGATACAATTTAATAATCATGCACCGTTGCAAGAGTTACGGAAAGCATTAGTAGCAGGAGAAAAACATCCTGCTTGTAACGATTGTTGGCAATCCGAAGCAAGTGGCGGCGATAAAAGTTACCGCAAAGTATTTGAATCAGACATTTGGCCAGAACGCGGAACATCTGCTATTAAAACTATGGGCCCTAAATGGGTAGAAATTAAATTTAGTAACTTATGTAATATTAAATGCTTAACGTGTCATTCAATATGTAGTTCTTTGTGGGAAGAAGATGTAGGATTTAGTGACACTGCATTATCTTGGATGAACAGAGATATCGACCCAAAAGAAACACGACAGCAATACTTTAAATGGATAAAAGATAATTATAATGATATCCAATCCATTCAATTGTTTGGCGGCGAACCAGTAATACACGAAGACTTTTATCCGTTATTAGATTTAATACTAAATGCTCCAAAAGATGCAACAAAAAAGCAAATCAGTTATAGCACTAATGGGTACTGGCCAGCGAAATTTAAAACTAAACATTATGAATATTTAGAAAGACTTTTTAATGCAGGACATACTGTATTTGTTAGATTTAGTATTGATGGAGTTGGCGAACAAGGAGAATATGTTAGAACTAATTTCAATTGGGATAATTTTCAAATAAACTTTAAAGAATACTATAATGAATGGTATGGCCATCCACAAATAACTCGAATGCGTTGTAATGTTGCATTAAGTATACTTAATATACAATACTTAGATACAATATGTCAATGGTTAGATGATAATACACCCGGAGTTGTTCCGCATTATAATTTTGTATCTAAGCCTTCTAAATTTTATATGAAAGAGTATGGAAATAAATTAAAACGTGTTAAAGAACTTGTTGCGAAGCAAGATTTTAGACAATATAAAAAATATCAATCTCACATATTAGATATGTGCGATAATTATTCTAGTTTAGAACCAAATTATGATGAAATACGAAAATTAAAAACATTTCTAGACGCATATGATGTTAGCAAAGGAACGAATTATTTAAAATTATTTCCTTTAAATGAATTTTTATTTGACGGAATTTAAAATGGATAAGAAAACATCTTATTGCAATGCTGCCTTTTCTCATACTTATATTGATAATAACAAAGTTACTCCTTGTTGCTGGTGGCGAATGGCCGATCATCCACCAGCGAAAAACGTTAAGGAAATGTTTGATAGTCCTTATATGCAAAAGGTTAGGCAAGGTATGCTTAATGGCGAGCCGTTGCCTAAAAATTGTGTAACTTGTTCAGAACATGAAGCACAAGGCGGCAAAAGTCATAGGCAAATACATAATGATGCAAGAGGATTTCAAGCAGAACCTAGACTAGAAACAATGGAAATAAATTTAGGTAACTTATGTAACCTTGCTTGTGTAACGTGTGGAAGTTATAATAGTTCTAAATGGTATGATGATGAACAACAGTTATACGGTCTTGCAAAAGGAGAATTGTTTAGCAGTTTCGGCGACCGTATTGTTGAGAATGCCAGCGGCGTAGAAAAGTCATTTAAAATTGAGCAATTAAGTTGGGATATATTAAAAAATCTAAAAACTATTAAACTAGCAGGTGGCGAAATTTTAATGATGCCACAACATCTATCTTTAATTAAAAAATTTATTAAACACGATATTGCTAAAAATATTAGATTAGTATATATTGTTAATCTTATGCACGATCCATACAAATTTAAAAACTATTGGAAACATTTTGAACGAGTGCATATTATTATGAGTATCGATGGAATTGGAGACGTTGCAGAATATGTACGTTATCATAGCGATTGGAAAACAATAGAAAAGAATATACAAAAATATTTTGAACTGTTTAAAGAAAATAACAACTATCTGTTATCAACAAATACAGTTGTAAGTGTTTTAAATATAGCACACCTAGTTAACATACATGAGTATTGGAATTTCTTGTATATAAAAAACTTAATGAGGGCGCCGATGCCTGCAGAACGAGGTATGTTTAGAATCCTGAGTAAACCAGATAATTTACATATAAAACACATCCCTGATGAGTTTCGAAAGGAACTAATTAATAATCTAGAAACCGTACAACACTTAGAACATATTGCCCAAAGGTTGCGTGCAGAAAATCCTACAAAAAAATGGAACAAATTTACAGACTGGATAGAAAGGCTAGATACGATTAGAGGTAACAATTTTTATGACATCAATCCACAATTTAAACCCTAACGTTGTAAAAGAAGCAAAACGACTTGCTAGTCCACCTAAGGTTTGCTTAGAAAAGTTAGATGAATACGATATTCAATGGTTACTAGTTAAAGAACTAAAACTTAAAGAAACACATTTTAAACAAAAGCAGTCAAATGTTAAAAATGTTAATGTGGATGCTGAACTATGGGAGTTTATATTAGAAAAAGTTAAAGATGAATTGCCATTACCTGTACATAAAACTGGCGGCAATTATTTTAGAACTACAACGCCGTTTGTAGTGCATACAGATACACCACATGAAAAAAACATAACCCCGTATAAAAATATACTTATACCGTTGACAACCGATAGTGAAAACTGTTATACTATTATGTTAACTCAAAGACATTATGGAGTAGGAGCACATTTTCTTAAAAGCGATCGGTATAATCATTTTACACCTGATAAAAATATAAAAATAACAGACTATACACATTTAGAACATTATACTAATAAAAATATTGATAAAAAATTGTATGAACAATACTTAACTCATATGCCTTACGATAACTTGCATGGATTGTCAATTGAAACAGTAATTAAATGGAAGGTTGGTGACATTATATTTTTTGATTCAACCCAATTGCATTGCAGTAATAACTTTAAGAGCGAGACGCCAAAAGAAAAACATGCTTTATCATTGTTTACTAATTTAGGAATATTAAATGAAAATCACGTATGAATCTGAACAAGCAACAATTATAGATAACTTCCTAGATCAAACTAGCCTTGATCTAGTTAGAGAACAAGCGGAATGCTTAAAATTAAAGCAACTCGAATATGGTGACGATAAAATCTATAAACTAAACGCTGGCACTATATATAAATCTGATAAGAAATACAAATATGATAGACTTGTCATGGCACCAGTTCCCTTCCGTAATTTTATGAGAGCAGTACACGAATATGCATCCGAGCACCGTGCAGATTGGAGTAACTTTAGTTTAATGATGCACGCCTATGCCGCTGGTGCAGAACTAAGTTGGCATCGAGACTCTGGTATGTTTGCTGGAGCATACACATTTTATTTACATAAGCAATGGAAACATACTTGGGGAGGCAATATGCTTATAGCATCTCCCAACACTGAGTTTAATGTTTATAAAGAACATAGCATTGACGTTGAACCAATGGATATGTATTCTAAAGAAATTAAAAAAATACTACCAACATTTGATTTAGATAATGAAAGCCAAGTTGTTCTCGATCCAGGATTTGGTATGTATATTGCACCCTTGCCAAATCGTATAGTGTTCGTTAATAAACGAGTTGTGCATAAAGTAGAACGAGTAGATCGTTCTGCAGGTGACAACTATCGTCTTAGCCTTACAGGATTTTTCGAATGAAACAATGGAATATAATTTTTGACCCACTTAAACAAACTGGAACACTTGCTGAAGTATATATTAACAGTGATAAAACGTTAATTAAAAAAGAATATAAAGTAGGAGGTATTACAGTTTCAGGAAAGCCAACAACGTTTACTGAAGAACAAATAAACAAAGCATTTAATAATGAAGCCCACTGGCTTAAAACATTAAAAGGTAAATGGGTTCCTGAACTAGTATCAGTTGAAGATAATATAATTATTCAAAAATACTATGGTTGTGATCTATTAGATTTATATATGCTTGGGGATTTGCATAAAACTATTCCAGATATAAAAGAACAAATAATCGAAATGTATGCATTTTTTAAAGAGAATAATGTATTTAAACGTAACGGAAGTCTAAGCAATTTAACGTTACATAATGATCAACTAATGGCTTTTGATTTTAAATGGGCCAGGGAAAGACCTGAGGGAATTGATTTAGAAAAACGCAGTTACAACGAATGGTTATGTAAAATTGATCAATCCTTACCTACAATATTAAAGGAAATGATTTGATGTTTGAAACAACAATAGGTGCGAGGCCCATCCTCGATGAAGAAGTACACAAGGAACTTGTGTATAATATAGGCGGTGGCCCAAAACTATTTGATAGCGGGAAAGGCCCAGCCTCACTGCACGTATCTTGCAACAATGATGAGTTTAAATCACAATTTTTAGATTGGGTCGATGACTCTACATTATTTAAAATTAAAGGTTTAAACAAATTTAAACATTCTTATATTACATTAGGAAACACCCAAGCAATTGAAAACCATTACAATATTAGTAATGGCAGAGTATATACATTTCCAGGTGAGTATCCATACCACACATCATTTAAAGCAAACAAACGTATACGTATGACAGATAAAGTTCCGCTGCCGGCCGGCCCATATATAAGCCACGGATCGATAGTAAGTTATCCATTTGCCGCGACAGGAAATTGCTTAGACGACTTTGATGAACGTATGAAGTTTTTAGAGAATACAAATGTAATGCTTGACCTTGCATATTTTGGCATCTATTATAGTCCCGATGCATTGGACCTAACGAAATATCCACATGTTCGTAGTGTAGCATTTAGTTTGTCAAAGATGTTTTGCACAGGATTTATGCGAGTTGGAATATTACTATCAAAAGATCAATTGGATACCCCATTAGCAATGTGCAACGACTGGAATTATTTGCCTAAACTTAATATGAAAATACATACTGGACTAATGAAAAAGTTTTCACCAGACTTTATTTACGAAAAATATAGACGGAAACAACTTGATTTATGTAAAGAACTAGATTTAACACCAAGTGATACAGTAATATTTGGGTTATCAAACGATGCAAAATGGGACAAATATACCCGCAATGGTATTATTAACCGCGTATGTTTATCTATTCCATTACAGAGTTGATAAATATAATTATGCTCAGTTCATGAACATACAATAGGAGATTAAAATGGCATACGAAAGAGTATCCGAAATCACTTATATTGGAGCAATGGATGATGTAATTACATTAGGTACCGGCCAAATATTGAATAAATTTAAAACTGAAAGCAATCTATTAAATCCAATCGATATGGTTGAAGATCTTGCAGTTGCAGATGGTTTTAATGGCTGGACCGTAAGACGGACAGACAGCAATGTTGTTGTACATACAAGCAATTGGGATAGTGAATCCCAGCACGATGCTTGGAAAGCAGCCTGGGGCGAAATTGTTCCCGGTGATGATTGGACAATAACGTCGTTAGAAACACCTGATTGAAAGTTTTTGCAAAAATATATAGTAACGACAAAAACCCGGCTTAGTAAGCCGGGTTTTTTAATACGTTAGTAGATCGATTCCATTACAAAGTTAATAAATATAACTATGCTCAGTTCATGAACATAAACAATTGGAGATTAAAATGGCATACGAGATAGTAAGCGAAATTTCTTATATTGGAGCAGACGATATGAGTGTATTAGATGATATTAGTATCATGAAGATATTTAAAATGGACAGTAACTTAATAGATCCAATTAATATTGTTGACGATCTTGAAGTTGCAGATGGTTTTAATGGGTGGGCACTTGAACGTGTTAGTGATTCGGTAATTCAACACACAGGCAATTGGGATAGTGAAGAACAGTATGATACTTGGAAAGCGACCTGGGGCGAGATTACCATTGGCGTAGATTGGTCAGTTGCTCGACTCGAAACAGCCTCTTAATACAAGTTTTTTGCAAAAATATAATATAAAGCCCGACTCAATGAGTCGGGCTCTTTAATACATTAGTAGGATAATTTCCTGTAAAGCAAGCATCACAATGGCCACTCTCATTACCATTATTAACTGCGTTATATAAGCCTGACACTGACAAATAATTTAATGTATCAGCATTAATATATTGACGTACTTCCTCAACCGTATACGAAGAAGCAACTAATTCTTTACGTGTAGGAGTATCGATGCCATAATAACAAGGGCCTGTTACAGGTGGTGAAGCAATACGCATATGTACTTCTTTTGCTCCTGCTTCTCTGGCCATCGCTACTATCTTTTTAGATGTTGTACCTCTTACAATTGAATCATCAACAATTGTAATAGACTTATCTTTGAATAAACGCATTGCACTATGCTTTAACTTAACACCTAAATTTCTAATAGACTGTGTAGGTTGAATAAATGTTCGGCCGCTATAATGACTACGTGTAATGCCAACTTCGAATGGTATTCCCATTTGTTGTGCATATCCCAATGCCGAAGGCACACCCGAGTCTGGTACAGGAACTATCATATCACATTCAACACCAGATTCTTTTGCCAGTTCTTCCCCTATGCGTTTACGCACAGAATAAACTAATTTATTATCAAAGACTGAATCTGGCCTAGCAAAATAGATATGTTCAAAAATACAGAACTTTTGTTTAACATCCCAATCTAGTAAGTGTGCTTTTAATTCGTCCTTAAGACCGGCCCTAGTTTTATCTAATATAATAACTTCACCCGGTTCGACATCTCTAATTTCTGTAGCACCTATAATATCTAATGCACACGATTCTGACGCTACGGCATATCCTGTATCAAATTTCCCAATACATAAAGGCCTATACCCGGACGGATCTCTAACGATAATCATTTTATCATTAATGAATGCAATGATACTAAATGCACCATTAACTTCTTGAAGAGCATCAATAAGTCTATCTACTGGAGATTTGTTTTTAAATTGTCGTGCCATTATATGAGGAATGTTTTCTGTGTCTGTAGTTGTTTGAAAAATAGCACCATCGGATATTAATTTTTGCCTTACCTCTTCACCGTCTGTAAAATTACCATTATGAGCAATAGCAAATTCACCAAAGTCTAAGTTATAAAATAAAGGTTGTATATTTGCTTCACTTGGGCCGCCTGCTGTACTATATCGTACGTGACCTATAGCCATATCACCTGGTAATTTTTCTATAACTTCGGGGTCGCCGAACACATCATGTACTCTACCATAGTTAGTATGAAAATGGAATTTACTTGTTCGAGAGATCATTCCTGCACCTTCTTGACCTCTATGTTGTAAATTATGTAAACCTAATGTTGCATATTTACTCGCTTCATCAACATTATATACTCCTATAATACCACACATAATTATACCTCCAAGTAAAATTGATTAGGATAACTCGTATACATACTTAAAATTTCTTGTTCTGGGAAGAGGTGTTTTGTAATAGGCCTTCCAACAACAAGATAGTCAGCACCGTTAAGAATTGCATCGTGTGGTGTACCAACACGTACTTGATCATCGTGTCGTTCGTGCATTCGTACACCAGGACAAATACGTTTATAAGAATGTGAAGAATCATATTCATTAAACATTATTAAATCTTGTGGAGATAATATCATACCATGCGCGGCAAGTTTAGATTCGCATATCTCTTTATACGTATTCCTTTGCCATATTTCTTGCTGTGGTAATGAAGTAAGATGACATACTATAAGCATTTTAATTTCTACATTAAGGTGTGCTATTCTCTTAAAACATTCAGGCCCGTTTGCTAAATGCAATGTAGTCATATCTGCTTTTTGTTTAATTAACCATTCCAATATTGTTTCAACTGTATTAGGAATATCATGCAACTTTAGATCAACAAACACTTTCAATCCATCTTTAACATAATCTTGTAAGTAAGGCAATAACATATGATTAATCTTAATACCATAAATGACATTACGGATTTTAGATATAAGCAACTGTGATTGATAAAAACTCATTCCATCTAGTGCTACTATAATATTGTTATTTTTCATACTGCCATGGGCGCCTTTATTGTTGGTTGTGGATCGTAATTGATTAAAGAAATATCTATCATTCTAAAGTTATCTATTGAATCAACATTTGCATTTAAAGATAACTGCGGCAATGGACCAGGTTGCCTATCTAATTGCTCATGTACTGCATCAAAATGATTATTATATATGTGGCAGTCGCCTCCTGTCCATACAAAGTCTCCAACTCCTAATCCACATACTTGTGCTACCATATGAGTAAGCAGACTATAACTTGCAATGTTAAACGGAACTCCTAAGAACATATCGCACGAACGTTGATATAATTGGCAACTAAGTTTATTATTTGCTACATAAAATTGTGCTGTCATATGACAAGGAGGTAATGCCATTAAGTGTAACTCTGCAGGGTTCCATGCAGTTATTATATGTCTGCGACTGCTTGGATTTGTTTTAATACCTGTAATAAGAAGTGCTAATTGATCTACTTCTGTGTTGCAACTAGGGCATAGACAATCACAGATGCCTCCAATGTCTGTACAATGACATCCCCAACGTAAACATTCTGTACAATTACAAGTGTCAGACGTTTTCCAATGTCGCCATTGTACACCATAAACACGCCCTAAGTCTCCGGGCATTTTGGCACGTTGTTTCCAGTATTCTGCTTCTGCATTAGCAGTCCAAATAGTCTTCTTACCATCTATCTTAGGCCCATGCAATATTTCAGCAAGTCTGCGCTCGTTGCCATTGCCTTCTATCATCCATAGAAGTTCGCTTGTTACTGCTTTAAATGCTAATCGTTTTGTGGTTGTAGCAGGAAAGCCTTGTCGTAGATCAAAGCGCATTTGGTGACCGAAGACACTAACGGTTCCTACTTGGGTTCGGTCTTCTTTATCAACACCGTTATCTAAAATATGGCGCAAAGCATCTAAGTATTGTTGCATTCATACGTCTCCATGGTATACGGAATATCACCAGAAACTTGTTTACAGTATTTAAGTGAACAACCATTTAAAAGTGTTTTAATATCAATATAGGCATCTGAATCAAACGTGCGGTCAATTCTTGTTATATGGATATAGTCTACATCTTCCTTCCAGGATTCGTATAATGTTTTACCACCAATTATATAAATGTCTTTATTTGGATATTCCGCAGTTAGATAAGAAACGGCGGCCGCATTATGACCGCCGTTCAACACAACGTCAGCGTTATAATTAATATCAGACTTACTTGAGAACACTACATTTATTCTGTCAGGTAATGGCCTGTAGGCGTCAGGGAGACTACGCCAGGTATTACTACCCATAATACAAATATTATTAATCGTATGCTTTTTAAACCATTGCATATCTTCTTTTAACGCTGGCCAAGGGAGTTGATTTAACAATCCAATACCGCCTTGCAGATCACAAGCAACAATTAAATTAATCACTGTCATTTTTAAAATGCTTTTTAAAAAGAGTCGATGCTTTTGCCGTGACTTTTTCCTCTAATGCATCTAAGTCAATATGTATTTCTACATTCTCAACATTTGAAAAACTATCTGCTACCTTATCCCATGATAGATTTCTCTCCAATGGTAATGGACTAGACAAATCCTTTCGGGTCAGCCGGGAAGTTTTTCCATTTTTAAAAAGTACAGTTACCGCGGATACATATTGAATAGGTATCTCAGATGTTATAACTTCTGATAAAAATCTACCAAAATCTTTTTTATCCTTCGACATCAGCAGTTGCTTGTTTCTTAGGTCTGCCGCGTCCTCTTTTAGGTTGAGGATCTAAATCTTGTGCTTCTGCTTCCATGCGAGAAATATCTTCTTTAAGCATATCGGCCTGTCCTCGTAATTGAAATGCTCTTTGCTTATCTGGGCTCATTAATGAATCTGGTGGATTATTAACAACTCGCATAACCTCCTCACTAGTTTGTGTGCGAAGACTATCCTCAGTATGACCTGCTTTTTGTGCATCCAATAAACGATTGAGCTCATCTAATTTAATTTTAATACCATGGTCTGGTTGCATTTCAATAATATTACTACGAACCTTTACCATTCTTCCTTCTTGTACTAATGCTGGAAGAATTGTTCTACCATCTGGTAGCAATTGCCTGTTGGCAACCTCAAAATAGTTAACAGTATCTTGGGCCTCAGAACTACGAACAGAGTCCATAAATGCATCAACCCAAAGATTTGGTAATGTCTCACAATTTACTACAAGTGCGTGGGTATCATCCTGAATACTGCCATCTTCTCTATAAATGTGCCTAAAAACTACAGCAACTTTTTGGCTAGTTTCAGTGTTCATCCCCATATGTTTAATCATTGGCATATTACTGCCCTCCTTCATCCGCGGCTGGTGATACGGCGGCCGCCTGTTGTTCAGCAGATGCGTCTGTTATCTGCTGTAAAAATGATGCTAATTTACTATAAAGTGTTCCAACGGCCGTTAACTCCGGGCCTCGGAATGCACCTCTAGAACTAGCAACATCAATTAGATTAACAAGTGCCTGCAAATCTGTTACAGTAATACTTACTGGCTCTGCTTGTACCTGCTGTTCTATTTGTTGTTCTTCTGGAGCCGGCTGTGCGGCTTCCGCTTTTTCTTTTGCCATTTTGGTCTCTCCATTGTGTTTAACGATATATCGACTAAATACTACTAAGCAAAATTAACAATATAGGATTATTTTAACAAAATTATGTAAAGAAGTCAACCTGTTTTTGTAGATTGCTAAATAATTCTAATTTATAAGGTAATGATATATGATAAAAAATATTGTTCATTATGTAGGGTTTTTAATGTTAATAGTATTTATGTCTGTTTTCATAGTATCAGGCGTAAATGCGGATAATGACATTAAAAATAGTCAAGAACCGGCTCAGACTCTCGTCCCTGACATAAATCAAACAACATCCATTGTACCGGCCACACCAGCAACTAGACAGCAACTCTATATGATTTTATTTCGACAGGTTAATCTCTGTCAAGCAACAATGATAAACTTAGGCAAAACCTTTAGTATATCATTAGCAACTATAAAAAATATAGATCCAGGTCTTCCAGTTGTAGCACAATTAACAACATTGCTCGAAATAACAAAGCAAAGATATCAGCAATTAGTTCAGATGGAAGGTGGACTCGTCCAAGAACTTAAGAAGGGCGGCGCGAGCAATCAAACCCTCGGGGATATAGGAGCAGGACAATTCAATGAGGCTATTAATTACGGTACTCGTATTTTAGGAAATTCACACGCTTCACCAGACTCCGTTGAATCTTTTATTGCAATACTATTACAACAAAATATAGTATGCGAGGGAGGCATTCAAGACTCTATTGAGAAAATTGAGGCATTATCAGCGCCACCCGGCTCGTAAAAAATTCTCATAAAAAAGAGGTAGGCCTAATTAGGCCTGCCTCCTTGTACTAAAAATTAATTCTTATTGCACAATTTTCCACGAACCATCTGGTTGCCTGCAGGCAGTTCCATATGCTTCCTGTGTTTTTCCACCAACATTAACTGTTGTTTGAAATTCCCTACAGTACGAACCAGTAGTAGTTTTATATGTTCGAGTAGGAGTAACATATCCGCTGTTACCAGTGTCGGGATTGCTCCAAGTTGATGCTACACCCGAAGGCATCTTTTCAAAAGCAGTATATGATGTCTGCTGTATCATCTGCCTATCTACCTTATCAAGTGAGGCTCCGACGTCGCGTCCTAACATACCACCAATAAAAATACCAGCAACTGTTGCGGCCGTCTTACCTCTACCACCACCAACCTGGTTACCAAGTAACCCGCCAGCCGCGGCACCGACTATAGTTCCTAATCCTTCTTTAGGACCCATTGTAGCATTACAACCACCGAGGGAAAATACTGCTACTACTAACAAAGTAAGCACAAGAACATTAAACTTGTGTCCGTGTTTGTGCTCCTTAATTGATGTAAATCTTCGCATTGTTTTAGTCTCCTTTTAACTTGACAATCGTTTGACTTGTTTTAGTAATGCATCGAAACCATTTCGATCACCACCGTAATGTGCTCCGCGGCCAATACACGCACCAATAGTTCGTTTATAGTTCTCCGGTGTGAGTACTGTAATCTTATCTGTGCCACGCTTCTGTACTGTGGCCCTCATATCGTTAGTGAGGCCTAAGGAACATTTGTTCATGAAATGCATACCATTTTCATCATAGTAATCTCTCTGCCACGGCTCGGGAGTAAAGAAATGATGCTTTCCATTTGGATGAATATATAGTTTCACATTGTCATCTACTATTGTCATCATTTTCTTACACGGAGCAACGGGTGTTGAATCATCATTTTCGCCGTTTGCAATTAGTAATGAGAAGTCACTCCTAACTTTAAGTGCATCAAGCCGTTCATAGCAAGGGCCATTTAAAGCAACTCCGTAAGTAATGAGATCGGCGCCGCTATACATATCGCGGAAATCTTCGAACCCTGCTTTCATTATAGCCAATGCACCTCGAGACGTACCAATTCCCATAAAGCCATTCGCACCGTAACCGTAATTATATTTCAGTTCTCTAGCCGTTGCAACTAGGTCTGCAAGTAAAGCCGAAGAGGTTAATTTACTAGAAAACTTTGCACCGGAATCGATGCTTTTGTAACTATAAACCACCGCAGTATTATAACCGTTCTTTCGCAACTCCCTTGCAATGAATTCTTCGCTACGCATATTTGGAGTACTACTCGGTATAATAATAACAAACGGTTTATTACCGGCGTATCCATGGTGTGGCGCATTAACCGTTACAGGAACTTCTCGAGGAATTCCTCCACCAAGCAAAAGGGCAGGCATATTAAATGGATTACTACTCGCAACCTTAATCTCCATCTGCCGGTATGGCGTATCAACTACGTTAACTGGTTCAATCACCTTTCGAAGAGTAACTTTACAGTCACCATTTTTCCACGAGCCGTGTAATACAGAATCTGTAGGGCTAGTTAATTTTCCTGAAAAATCTAGGCCATGCCAATCGTTACTAATGCCTGATAGTCTTTTGCCTGATATGCTAAGGGAGTCTCCCTTAACCTTTCCGGTAATATTAAATTGTCCACTCTTGTAATTTAGAACGCCTTTTTTAATGGTCCATACATTGTATTCATCATTTATTGACACCGCGGCGCCAGCATTGTAATCGGACCAACTACAAGTTCCGTAAACTTCATATTCACCATCATGGTTCTGATTTACTATTGTATTAGTAACAACTGTCTTAGTAACAACATCATCGTGATCATGTGCTAAGGTTATAGCATTACAACCCATCAATGCACTGCCCATTAAAACTAAAGGAATAATCCTAAGTTTTGATTTCTTCATTATTCAATTCCAAATTTTGTGGCACGTTAGGATATAAGTCTTCATTATATTCATAAGTACCGGATTCGGGTGCGGCCGGAAAGCAATCTGCGCCAAATTCAAACGTACCAACTGGTGTTACCATTCGAAATTCTTGAAGTTTTTCTGCCTCAACTTCACACTCAATACGGCTATCCAATTCGATATACATCTGAGTGAACTTTGTGTCCTCTTCACTTGCACCGAACGGTGTCATAGCAAAAAATATTACTAAAATATAAGGACCCATTTTACCTCCAACAAATATAACTTCTAGGATTAGAGGGGGCCGAAGCCCCCTCTTATACCTAGTTTATGCAACTAGACCCATTGCAATAGCCTTGTAGCCAGCGGCCACAACACTACGGCTCGGAGTACCCAAACGATACTTCTTGGTCACACGACCTTTCGTATCAGTACGGGTGTTCAAGTGTACAGCATACCCCGAACTGCGAAGAGACGCAACAACCGAACCAGGATTACCGACGTTAAAACGTGCGGCAATCTGCTTGGCAGTGAGCTCTTGGCCTTCCTGAAGTGCTGTAAGCACCCGACCAGTTTTAGTAGTAGAAGTCATATTATCTTCACCTTATTTTGCCAGATAGGGCCTGGCTTCCCTTTCTCGCTGAACGCGAAAAACCTTTAAGCGGCATTGGCAAGTTTTGCCTGCGCCTCGTAATGTACTGTAAGTCCAAATGGTGCTTCAAAAGACTTGTCATGATAACTATGAATCAACCATAGTGTATCACAGTAGTTTTCGTCGCCCCAACCGCCCCAAGGATAACCATCTGTAAAGAAGATCAACTTCTTGGGCTCGATATCGTTCTCTTTCATGAAGGTCCAAACTACTTCAAAGTCTGTTCCTCCACCGCCTTGTAACTCGTACTCATCAATCTCGTCGATGTTGTACGGAGTAAATTCTTTAAGTCCATATACCTCAGTATCAAACGAGAACACACGGAGTTTGAAATCATCGAACTGTGTCATAATGCCTTTGATCTCACTAAGAACATCCCGTAGCATATCAGTTGTCATACTACCTGAGGCATCAACTACACAATCCACTTCAACTGCATCAGCATCCTTCATGGACGGAAGAATTGCATCAATGTGCCAGCCGCGCCTGGACGGCTTCATCATTGTGTAGTCTTCCTTTATAATGCTCTGAACCTGTAACTCAAGAAACTCTCTCCAATCCATCTTAGGCTCAGTAAGTTTCTTAATCAGCCGAGCAACACTCTTTGGAACATTACCAGCACCTGCGCTCTGCGCCGCTTGAATCACAGCATTCTTAAATTCGTCTTTAATCTTTTTACGTTCTTCCTCAGAGTACTTAGGAGGACCGTTCTTACCAGGCTCTGTATCAGCGCCTGCACCCGGTACCGGCATGCCCTGACCTTGTTCTCCATCCTCAGAACCGTCGCCGCCTTGGCCATCTAAATGCTGGTCTAAGAGATCATCTAAGGAAAACTCCTTCATCATCTCTTCCTGCTGAGTGACAAGATCTTCGTATACTTCCTCTGAAGCCAAATTACGATACTTAGGATCGTAGCAAGCCTTAACAGTAGTAATAAGTTCGCCAACACCCTCTTCAACGAGCGTCTGGTTAACTACAAAATCGTTTGCAATGTTCCAAAGTAGGGGTTGCCTGCCGTTCCGACGATCCAAATGATCGTATACACAATGCAGTAACTCGTGTCCAAAGAGAAAATCAACCTCGCCGTCTCGTAATTTGTCAATGAAGTCGCGATTGTAATAAATGTACTTCGCATCCGTAGCGGCCGTCTTACACCATCCAAAATCTGTTGCGTCGACTAGCGGTAAGCGAGTAATGAGATTCCCAAAGAACGGCTTATTAATAAGTAGACGAACCCGGCTTGTGATTAGCCGTTTTCGAGTTGGGCACTTCTCTAAATCTTGTATTGACATCTGCTTCTTCTACCTAATTTCTTAGTATATATACATTATACTACAGTATATTGATCTGTCAACCTTAAAAGTTGGGGGGCATATTGCTTCAAAGTGAGTTGATAATGCAATATAGCCCCCTGGGTGTTACGCATCAATGATCAACTGACCGTAACGATCGTAAAACTCTTTAAAGGTCTTCAACTTCTTAGTCTCAAATGGGAGACTATAGTTGGATAGTGCAATCTTCGCACCAAGAACAACCATCTCAGTCTGAAAGTTAGCCATCATATAACCAAAGAAGTTATCGGCCTGCTTGTGCCAGTTATCCAACTTCTTGGACTTCTTGGCGTCTTTGTAACCCTCGCTCAACTCGTAGCAAAGATTAACAGTTAAAGTATACTGGGCCGAGATCTCAGTGACCTTCAAATCCTTAACCTTACCAGCAAGGATATCTGAAGGATTAGGTAACTGAGAAGCAAAAGTCCGGTGGTTCATAAACTTAAGGGCCATGCCCTCACCAACAGTACCGGATACCAAGTCTGTCAACTGACTCTCAGTAATCGGCATATCGTCTTCAGTGTCCTCAAGGAGCTCACCAACAAAGGTCCAAGTCCGAGGAGTTGCAAAAGCCTGGTCGGGCGAACGCGGATCAAAATTGTAAAGATCCGACTTAGCGAACGACAAGTAACCAACTACGTCGGCGTGTACCTTGTTATTCGTTGCCCAAGTAAACCAATCCTCAAAGTTCACATCCAAGTTCAAATGGACGAAACGGTTGGCAAGCGGCTTAGGCATCTTATACGTGACACCTTTGTCCGTCTCACGGTTGCCAGCGGCAACTACGACAACGTTATCAGGCAACTTGTAAGTACCAATCCGACGATTCAGAATCAACTGATACGCCGCGGCCTGTACGCTCGGAGGAGCGGCATTAAGTTCATCTAAGAACAAAACAACGATCGGGTACTTAGCGGCAAATTCCTCAGTAGGAAGATCTACCGGCTGGGCCCAACTCATATTGTTCTCTTTTTTATTGTAGTATGGAATACCACGCAAATCAGTCGGCTCCATAAGTGCCAATCGAAGATCAATCATATAACCACTAAGCTCACCAGTGATTTGATCAATAAGATCGGATTTACCAATCCCAGGGCCGCCCCAAACAAACACAGGACGCTTCCGCTTCATCGCGCGAAGAATAGAGACCTTAGCGTCCCGGATCCTTACTGTGCGAACTTCAGGTGTATCAGCCATTTATAACCTCACTATTGCCGATTAAAATTTGAGAGACGTACTTCTTATTTCTCATTATGTATACATTATAGCATGATATCTTGGTTTGTCAACCTTAAACGAGCAACTCTTATTCATATCCGGTATTTAATGGAATACCATACTTTTCTAAGGGTTTCTTCCACTTATAAAATGAGGGTCCATGACTCATTATAGCCGCTTTTTTAAATGATATGCCTTGGTCATACCGCTCATTTGAATATATGCTCCATTGCCAATGATGCACCATTTCGTGGGCTAAAATTGTGGCAAACCATTGCAAACAACCATGTGTTGGTGAAATCTTAATTTCATGGGTATAAAATGTTCCATTTTCGTCTGTTCGTCCTTCACACCAACCATATGCCATATGAATTCGTTTTAAAACAATATTAACAGGCGCTAATTCGTTTCCAAATATATTCTTATTGAGAATAGCAAATACATCCTGTACTTCGCTATCACTGGGTCTATAGAGTTTCTTCTTAAATTCTGACTTAGTTGGGAGTTTCGTATCCATTAATTGAACTAACTTATTTGGTCTGGCCATGCTGGTCTTCCATTCGAATTCTAACTCTATATATACATTATACTACCTTTTGCTATTTTGTCAACCTTAACTAGAATCCCACTCATCTTGTAGGGTTTCTCCGGTTTTTCGGTTTTCGACCCATTTATCTATGTCTCCAGAAAGCAATTTAAGTTCTATAGTATCTTGACCGGAAAATAGATACAAACCTACACCCTGAAATGTTTTCTGTGGTGATGCTGGCCCTACTGCCCTTCGATAAGGCGTTCGACGTATTATGTAGTATGGGAATTCAAGATACCTGTCTAAGTATAATATATGCCGGCCTGTTAAATACTCTTCACTTAATGTAATTTTATATACATCATAGTGTTCTTTTAACCAATTAAAACCTTCTTTGGTTAATCGAAGTCCAAATGGTTCATTGTCTTTTATACGAATATTATCAAATAACAAAGCATATACAACTCCATGGGTCAGTTCGTTTTTTTCAATGCCTAACTCTTCGGCCTGCTCTTCAATGAATTTATTCGCTAGAAATGCATGAACATTATTCAACAACGATTTCGCCATCTATTAATTTATACACTTGAAATTTATCTGTCTGAAATTTTTGGTTTAACTTTTCCGCTAAGTTTAATGCATGGCCAGGATTACTAAATGAGACCTTACGATATTTAGGCCCCGGATAGTCAACTAAAGAATTAAGGTTACGGAGGTTGATCGGGCCGCCGTCATAGAATACTGCCCAGATTGCTTCTGCTTTCAGGACTTCTTCTTTTTTATATGATTTCGGGTCTGTATATGATAACAGAACTTCCGGCTTTGGTCTACTCACTTCCATCTCCTATCAAATAAATTTGATATTAACTTACTAATAATATTTATCTGATATTCGATGGAATAGCGAAAATTATCCAAGAATTAGGATGAACTTAACCACTCTTTAAAGTCATCAAAGCCGCCTATAATATTACCATCGATGATAATTTGAGGTACCGTACGGGCACTTGGTACCCGTTCGAGTAAGGTTTCTCTAGTTATATTTTCATAACCTATACGGTATTCAGTGTACTCAAGTCCTTTTATTTCCATTAAATTTTTTGCCGCATCACAGAAGCCACAAAAATCTTTACTATAAATCTCAATCTTCATTTTTATTCTCCTGGGGCCAATCGGCCGGGTGATCAGCCGATGCCCTTCCCTCAGCATATGAGTCTTTCATATAATCATAAACCTTAAACTGATGCTCTATCCAAGCAGGATGAGTATTGTCACAAAGTTTATAAGGGCTATCTTCTGCGGCAGCGTAGTAAGCATCAATTGATGATTGGTATTCATCTATAAATCCACAAGCCTCAATTCGTTCGCCCGAAGTAGGCTTAACAGTATGATGATACTTTGTTGCACTAAAATAAAAATAGGTGCCATTTGGTACTTGTAAATGTGTTACACATTCATCATCTTTAATTAAAAGATTGCAATTACCTTTAATTGTTAAATGGGTATTGCCATTTAAATACTTTCCATCTTTATGCCATACACTGATTTCGTCTGATGCATCATGTACATAAGTTAATCGACATACGTGTATGTTTAATTCTCTATTATATAAATGTTTGAACTTTTCGTTATGCTCGTCGCCAAGTTCGAAGAACTTTTTTATTAGAGGAACCTTTGATCCTCTTACAAATTTCCACGTTTCATAATTATTATAAAACTTTGCTGTAGTAACACCTCGTTGGAACCGAGGCATAGTTTCAATGATTTCTTTGGCCTGTTCCTGGGCCCAATCTGGATCTATCCTGTCAAAAATTGTAAAATAATCATCTTTCATTCCATATCTATTTACCAGTAACTGGCATTACACCTATCGTTAGCGTAACTGTAACGTCTTCATAAAGATTTTTATCAAAATCCTTAATTCGTCTAACTAATAATGTATACGTATCTCCGGGTTTACTCTCAGATATAAGAGTAATTAATTGTTCAGCATCAATTGTCTCTCCATCCCATTCTAAAATAATATCGTATGATCGAAATCCTGATTTTCCTGCAGGGCCATCGGGTTTAACGTTAATAAATACAACCGCATCATTGGTAACATTAAATTTACTCTTAAAGTCATCACTTAAATTAGAAAGCGATACGCCAATCCATGGCCGAATATATTCGCCATGATCAATTAATTGTGAGGCAACTTCAATAATAGTATTAGATGGTATAGCATAACCAATACCAATAAAGAAACCAGAGGGCGACATAATTAATGTGTTCATTCCAATAACTTCTCCCTTTATATTAAAAAGAGGGCCACCGCTATTACCTTTATTAATAACTGTATCTGTTTGTAGCATCTTAACCCACACACCTTTGCCGGTAGGTCTTCCTACACCACTAATAATTCCTGAGGTAATACTAAACGGATGATCTAATGGAGTTCCGATTGCCGCAACCATTGTTCCAGGCGTTGCTAAATCACTATCAGCAAATTTTAATGCTTGAAATGTTTCATCACCTTCTTTTATAATTTGTAAAATTGCTACGTCTGCTACAGGATCAGATGCAACAACTGTTGCTTTCCTATATTTTTGATCATGCCATACTATAACAATTTCAACAATTCTCATATTTGGTTGTTCTTCCTGAGCACCAAACACAACGTGATGGTTAGTATAAACAAGGCCACCTTCGCTAACAATGTAACCACTGCCCTTGCCAACTGCTCGAGGCATGGTAGGAGCCTTGCCGTCGTCATCTTTAAATAATTGATTAAATGGTGAATCGGGTGGGAGGTTATTTATAAATTTTCTCTGGCCCTCGCCTTCAACTTCAACAATTACTGTTACTACCGAATCAATAACTTTATTATATAAATTAATATATGTTTGTGAAGTAATTATAGGGTAAGGCGGAGTACTTGCGTCTGTTCCCGAACTGGTTGCTATTGCAGTTGATGCAACCATCATCATACCAAATGAAATAATAAAAGCAAGAATTAAATTTCTTTTTTGTTTTAACATAATTTTTCCTTTAGAATGAGCCGCCATCTATATCTAATTGTCTCTCTGCTTCGACTTGAATATTCGAAGGAGTGGTCGCGGCCTGTTCAACTATTGTTGACAATAGTTTATTAACATCTGAAACAACAAGGGACAGTTCTGTAATTGAAAGACGAACCTCTTGGGAGCCTGATGCTTGTGCAATATCAAACATTCCCATAAACTTTTTTAAGTTATGTAAATTATTAATCATTGTCTTTCTTTTTTATATTTAACACACTTATCATTTCTAACTCTGATACAAATGGACCATCATAAGCCTCAATAGAATCTAAAGTAACTTTCTTTGGGCAAAAACTTTTACGCCAACCTTCTGGCCCTTTTACAGTATAAAATCCAGCACAATAAATTACATTACTATTTAAGCTCTTTTTAAATAATGGTAACGTTTCGTGTTCAACAATAATTGGTGTATTAAAGTTTAATGGGTAACCTTTAATTTCACTAATAACGCCTCCATTTTGGTTGCTTTTCTTATTAATCTCATTTAATGTAATATCTTCACCAAAATAATTACATAACTCAATATGATTAGCAAACCGTGTTATCTGTGACTCGGCACTTACATCATCCTTTTTATTATAATAAAGATATGAAGTATCTTTATCATCTTTGATAAGCAAACCTGAATAATTACCTATGTCGCTGTATACAATCCATCTTTTATCTAATAATTCTTTAATGTACGGCATCGTCGATCTCCTCTTAAAATGTCGTTAACTTTCTATTATTATCACTACTACTACTAAAATCATAACTTGTTCCACAAGTTCGTCCGCACGTCATAAGTTTTCCAATTGGCTCATCGTTTTGTGTACGATGCCAACTCTCAACTAATTCCTTTTTAAACCATTCATGATCCAAAATAGATTCTAAACTATCATGTCTTAAACTATTAAAATTCCAACCATAATGATCAAGTATTTTATGTAATTGTATTTTTTGTATATTATCTTTTCCTGCAAAATATATTGGTGCGGCCGTCCAAGTGCAAGGCCAAAGACGTGCTTCAAAATCAACAAACAATGTCTTTTGCTTTTTAAATTTACAGTCAATTTCAGTAATGTCTACATAGTTAGACCAACTACCATACTCCTGTACTATTCTATCAAAATTAGATTGATATTTTACTTCCGTTGCTATGTTAACTTTTTTAGTGGTTGTTTTACTTGTATTTGTTTTATAGTTTTTATTAGTAATAAACCTATTTGTCTTTTTTACATAAAAACCTTTAAAGCCCCATTCTTTTGCAAGGAACTTAGCCGCTTCAACTTGATGTTCGTTGTGTTCAAATACCAAGTAATCCCATCTTGCGTTGCCACCTGCACCTATAAATGCTTTAATATTTTCTACTATCTTATCCCAATTGCTATTGACACGATACAAATGATTTGTATCTTTTAATCCATCGATACTAAATGTTGCTTTACCGTTTTTACCTAATATTTTTGCAAGTTCTTTCCACCATGCTGGTGTCCTTGCACTACCGTTAGTAATAACATTTATATATCGATTATATCCATTTGTACGCAACCAGTCTAAACAATCTAAAATAGTATTGCTTGCTATAACATCACCATAATTACCGCATTGTGTAATTTGTGTAATATTTTTAATAATCTCTTTAGGAAAGATAACTTTATAATCCTCAACAGTTAATTCATCAAGAGGTACAAGAGAATTTACTTTGCCATTATCAACTCTAGCACATTGTGGACAAAGTAAATTACATCTACTCGTATGATCAATTTGTATTGATCGAATCTCAGATAAATCTAAATATGACATTTACTCTGGATCCCTTGCTTCCATAACAAACTCAGGGATCAAACAATCCGTTGGTAAATTATATAGCAACTCAATTACTTTACAAATATCTTCTCCTCTAACACCATTTTTATAATGCGGTTTTGCTCGTGCTTTCTCAGTATCAAGCATACCATATATAATATTTGTATAACGCATAGGAATATTACCTTCTTGTATATTACGAGAAATAATATGACTAAGTGTATTTTGACTTTCTTTTAATACAGCATACATTGGATCTTTACGGGCCTTCATCCTATATAACTTTGAAGCATCACTACCGCTGTTAATAAGATAACCTTCATGCTTCGCTTCTTCCCATACTTCAAATAGATTTAGCAACATTAATGTCTGTGAGAAGTCTCCGGAATACGCATGGTTAACAACTATATCATAATCTAATGATACATTTGCTATTGTTGTTCGATCTTCATCCTTTCTAATATTAAATCCTGGATCTGTAGCATTGCGACTAATACTATCGCCATCAAAATGATTAATAATGTCTAGTCCTACTCCTTTTGATCCGCCTATTACTAATACCTTCATGCTACGTATACCTTATTTAAAAATTGTGCATAGTCATTTGGTTGTTGACTCATTTTTTCTAAATCATATTTGCCACAGAACTTCATAAAATGTATTCCTACTTGTGAAATAGGATCTTTTTGTACTGCTTCAACAATCTTAGCATCGCAAGCATTTTTAACTTCATCGGGTTGCAACGTTAAGTCTATGAGTATTTTATTACGCTCATAATCATCACGTACAGTGTGTTCTATATCGTTATGATCTGTCCATTTTTGCAACATAAAATTATTTCACGCAAAGCCTTGATTGTGCCTATCCTCAAATGCTTCATGTATTCCTGTCTTATTACGACTGCCTTTTTTACGGGCACCCGGATATGCACTAAACACATTGTCACTTGAATCGCCACGTATACATTTCTCAAATAAAATATATTCAGGATCAGCAATAACTTTTGGTATATTAGTTTTCTTATCCATAACTATTTTACCGTTGTCATCATATATCCCATTAATAGTAACGTGTTGATTAGCAATACCATTATACATACTAACCTTATCATTAATTAATTGATGAAAGTCGCTGTCACTGCTTATAATAACGTGTTCATTGTCTGGATGATTTTGTATCCAACGTGCAATTAAATCATCTGCTTCACTATTTTGCTCTTGTAATACTGTACAATTTGTTTTAGTATCTAAGTATTCTAAGAATTCTTGATAGGCATCCCAAAACATTTTATCTTCTTCTAATTCTTTTGGAGTTAGTGCTTCTCTATTAGCATCTCTATTTCTTTTATAAGGTTCGTAAACACTTCGTCGCCAACTGCGGCCTTCTAAACAAAATATAACATGTGACCCGTTAAAGTCATTAAATGCTTTCTTAATACTATTAAACATAATATGATAACATAAACTAATCTTCATCTCTAGATCGCCGCGGGCAACGTGCCGTGCCCTAAAAAACATATTTGCTGTATCAATTAGAATATAAGTCAATTTGGTAGCCTCTTCGCTAGGTGTGGTTCTATTATTTTAACAACTTTTTTTAAATTGTCAATGGTTTTATCTTCGTTTGGTGATTTATAATAATGCCTTTCAGCAAGATTACTCAAACATTCTAATACTAAATCGTTTATGTGTACTAAGTCCTTCTTAGTATTTTTCTGTTTTGCCGTCATCTCGTTTAATCTCTACTGGAGAGTCAGCAACAAAATTCTTGTCATTAAACTCCTCCATTAAAATATTACGACATACATCATTAAACCATGTATCAATAATTTGCTCTGGTGAAACGCCTGTATAGCCAGCCTTTGCTAAAGTTTCAATAAACGGTTCATTCCAATCTAATTCAAAACTACCAACGTTTGGTTGTTTCTGCTCAAAATGAACTTGCAACACTTTAATATACGGTTCATCATCTGCTGTTGCTACTTGCTTATTACGTTCGTCTTTATTAATTTTCCCATACTGCAAATCTAATTCAGCATTCTTTTTTGCTTTTACTTTTTCATCTTTAGTAAAATTTAATAATGCTTTTTGTAGTTTATAAAACATTATATTTTTCCTTTAAATAAGTCTCATTTTGTATCCATTTACCATTATCAACAAACCCCCATTCTTTGCGTTTCGGTCCAACAAAAAATAATGTCCAAGGATATATACCTTCAACAAGTTCTACCCTATGTAAATCTTGAGGCTTACGCAAGCCAATAAATCCTGGGCCGCGCCAAAACTTTCCGTTTGGCGTATATTCCCAATAACCACCTTTGAGAACTATTGTCATCCAATGCCATGGATGGTCATGTAAATCGTCTATATCAGATTTTCTAAAGTTATGTAAAAAAACATTAAATGGGAACCATTTTCTATCCTTTAAAAACAAATAGTATCTAATAAGATAGGGCTCATGCTTCTCCCTATCATAAATTATACGTCTACGATCTAGACGTTCTAGCATCTTTAATAACATTTAAACTCTCTCTAAAAATTCCTATTGCACTATAGCATATAAGAATCGCTATGCCTCCACCTACTATTATATCTGGAATATTACTATTTGTCAACCCTACAAATACACCTGCTATAATAATTCCAACACATCCAATTGCATCATTCCTACAACAAATATACGCACTCTTTAAATTAATATCTTTATTTTTATAATATAATAATAACAATGCTGATATAATATTCCCTATTAGCACAACAACACCAACCCATGTAATTATTACATTATTTGGAACATATCCTGTTGTTATGTTGTTTATTACATAATACATTGTTAATATACCAAACCCTAACATTACAATTGATTTAATAATTGCTAACTTTGCTTTACTTTTTAACATTGCTCCAATTACAAAAAGACTACTACCTAATATAATCGCATCGCCTATATTATGAGCACTATCTGATATTAAACTTACAGACTGTGCTATCAAACCATAGTATAATTCTAAACCAAACATTGCTATATTAAGTAAAAAACATATAATTAATACATTTCGTTCACATGCCAAGCACTCATCAATTTTATGGCATTCGTCATCTAAGCATATTCGAAACACATTTAACTTCCTTCTACGTTGTTTATGTCAACATCCTGTTTTGTTTTTCCTCTGCGATACTCATCGAAAAACAATATTTGTGTAGGTAAATTATCTTCACCACCTTCATATCGAAATAAATGTGATCTATATATACCATACTTTACAAATACACCACAACTCCTGTTGCCACATTTGCCTTCTTCCTTATCACTTGTTGGACCTTTATGATCTATAACTAATTTTTTATTGATCCACATCTTTATATAACCAGTGTCATCAACACTCCAGTTCGTTTTCCATAAGAGATCAATCCACTTACCTTTATAATTCTCCTTAGTTACATTCCCTAAATCATATATTGATGTTGATTCACCTAATTCAGTTAAAACATCAAATTTTAGATTATCTCTTTCAAGTTTTAAATATGCAACGGGTTGTTTACCTCGGTGCCATTGAAATATAATTTGCTTAGGATATAAAAAATTATAATCTTCTGGAATAAAAATACTTACAGCATACCAAGTTTCCATGTCCCAAGCGGCTGTCCATTTTTCACGGACTTCTGAACGTTCTCTGTGCCTTGTACAATCATCCCAGCCACTGCTTGGGTGTAATGGATATGCTGTATAACAATCTCCACTCCTAACTTCAAACCGTAAAGATGTTGCACCTTTGCGTGAAAAACCTGCTACCCTTTTATACGCATATGCCCTTGCTGATTCATCAACAGTATCCGACCATGGGCCTCTATTGCTATCAGATCGTAATATAGATGTGTTAGCAAAACTATCACATCCTAATAATATTATTACTAATAATAATCCAAATAATTTATACATCGTTTTAAGTGCTCCAGGCATTACCAAATAAATCTACATGGAGACGCGGTGAGTATCGATATCCTTTTGAGAGCGCAATTTCAGCAACTTTCGATCTATTCTCCATATACTCCATTTCACATCCGCCAACAGGCATGCAGTAGACAGGTACTTTGATCCCGGCATTGCCGAATTCGTTAACAGCGACGTCAACCTCTTGTACATCCATTTCATTGGCGACCACAAACTTGAAATACATAATACTATTGGGAGCATTAAAGTAACTCCCAGCAACGTCAGGCTTAATCGCATCATCCCAAGACTCTCCCGATACGGAAAGTTTCGGACTGCAAGACCAAGTGGTTGTGATTCTATTTTGAGATCTGAGATAGTCGCGGAAATCATCTCTAAGTACCTGCGTACAATTTGTTTCAAATGTAACATTTTTTAAATCCTCCATATATGGATGTCCTAACAAATCTGGCCATAAACGTTGCCATCCGAGCAACGGTTCGCCGCCAGTTATAACTAAATGTATATCTTGCCCATTTGGCTCTGTCCATCTACCATTGGGTGTAGCATCTAACAATGTATCTACCAATCCGTGTACGTCAGTATCAGTTGTTAAATGTTTTGCTCTATTGTCCCAACTAGCATAACTGTCACAACCTGTAGCAACCAATGGAGCATCCTTAAGATCTGTGTATTTTTTTATATCAACATTAAGATATTCATTAGACAATTCGCCTCTCGGCATACCAAATCCTTGACATTTAAAATTACATCCAAACATACGTAAAAATACACTAGGAGTACCTACGTGTATTCCTTCTCCCTGAATGCTATAAAAAATTTCTAAGTATCGAAATTTATTCAAAACTAATTCCTATCTGTTCTCTTATACTTTTGGGTGCTATACGTATTGTTAACTCATTTTTATCAATATCATCCTGTCTAACTTCTAACAGAGTGCCTTCTTTCCAATCAAGTATTTCCCAGGCTGTTGCTGATATGGAAATACAAAGATCGGTTGAATTGGCGCTCTGCTCCAATGACACCTTCTCTCTAAAAATGTGTTTCTCGTTATTTAAAATTTCTATTTTTTTTGCCATCCTTTAAATCCTGCATTTGGGTTCTCATATATAGAACTGTTTTTATCATTTTCACGTGCTTCAACACTAATAACCCATGCTCTACCATTTGTTTTTTTGCGTAGAAACTCGTCTGTCCATTCACATAGATAATGTGCCGTACCTTCCATTCCTGGACCCATTGGGTGTGTTCTAATCATACACACACCTCCTTCTTCCAACTCTTTAAACAGATGCATATATGGGTCTCCTTCATCCAACACCAATGTATGATCATACATATAATCTAAATGTGCTTTTAACTCATCTAAATCACCATAGTCGACTGCAAAGCCTTCTTTAGTAAATGTTTTAATACCAAATATAAACTTAAAACTTCTACTGTATCCATGTATTAAATGGCAATTGCCTTCATGCCTGTATTGTCTATGAGCACACGGAAAGTTATAATAACTTTTTGTCGAAGTAAAATATTCTTCAAATTCTTTTTCGGTTGTCATATCATGTTCATCCATTATTTAATTACTTCCTCTAATAAATATTTCAATAAACCATTAGCGAATAATGCTAACGCAACACTGTTCAATACAATTAACGATCTATCGTTCCATAAAACTGCAACTATCAACCAACAAAGCACTCCGGCAGATTGGAAAAACATATTAAATGGAAATAAATTATTAGTTGTAAGTATCATTGCAATAATAATTAAAATTGTTCCAACCCATTTAATATACCAACTAAGGTCACCTTTTGGTGTTACACTCTTAGTTGGTATTTCATGAGTTTTAAGTTCTATATCTGATACTCTATTTCCGTCAGTCATTAATTTTGCCGCTCTAAATAATTAACGCCCCACCATTCTTCCCAAGGGAATACAATCCAAACATCGTCCTCTGCTTTGTTAATTTCTGTTGCACTATATGTAACTTTAACTTCATCAAACTCACTTGACAAGTTTTCAGTTAATACTGCAAACCTAACACTATTTCCCCAAACATGATCCCATCGTTCTGTGCCAGGGAAACAACTGCTTTCCCAATCATTAACAATCCAATTAAATGTTGCACCACTATCATTTATATCATCTACAATAAGAATGTTTTTATACTCTGGACCATATGCGTCCTCCGCCATCCACAAATTAGACTCAGGGTCTGATCCTTGTCGTAATCTTACATTTAACGTATGCATTGGTAAGTCCATAAAATGACTCATCATTAATGCCGGAGTTAAACCTCCTCGATTAATACCTACAATATAATCAGGTTTCCAATCGTCCCTATACACTTGACGCACTATGTCCAGTACAAATGATTTAATCATTTCTTGCGAATAATAAACCATCTTAACCATTCTATTATCCCTCTAACTTTTTTACATTAGTGGCTTTTGTCTTCCCATTATGATCACCTATGTCGTAACTTAGTCCTTCATTCTCATCTAGAGTTTCTATATTAGATTCTTCTAGTGCTGAAACATGAAGAAAGACATCATTACTACCATCGTCCGGTGTAATGAATCCGTAACCTTTATTTGGGTTAAACCATTTTAATTTACCTGTTGCCATGATTCCTCCTTTAGTTTTTAATTGCCATTATGGCCTTTCATACTCATACAAATGCTGTAAAATTCTTGCTTCGTGCCAGGATCATCAAAGAATGCACCACGCATAATTGCTGTCGTCATATCTGATTCATGTTCCTTTACACCCCTATGTGTCATACACATATGTTCCGCTTTTACAACTACTGCAATATTGGGTGTTTTTGCAAATTCAACTAATGCATCAGCAATTTGTGATGTCATCTCTTCTTGAATTTGTGGTCTTTCCGCAATGTGATGAACAATTCTATTAAACTTACTTAGTCCAATAACTTCATCGTTTGGTATGATACCTATGTATGCTTTACCTACGATATTCTGTAAATGATGAGCGCAAGTTGACCTAACACTAATTGGTCCACTTGTATACATACTTTGGTAACCTAAATTGGGGAACGAAGTAATCCGCGGCATTGGGTTATATCTTCCTGCAAACGTTTCGCGTATATACATCTTTGCTACACGCTTTGCAGTTTCTTGTGTATTGTGGTCATTTACTGTATCAATCACTAATGACTGAAGTACCTCTTCTATTTTTTCTTGTAATTCTTCTTGAAGTAGGTCCAATTCTCCTTCCTCAATAAATTCTGAAATATTGTTATTACATCTAAAATCTTTTCCAGCATTAACTATTCGCTGTTTAATTAATTGACTAACTGACTTTTTATTTAGCATTACTTAATCCTCTATACGTGTTACTGTTATACCATACCCAAGCACTGTCTATGATTGTATTTAGATCAGAATACTTAGGAACCCAGTCTAATACTTCTTTTGCTTTAGAAATATCTGCAATAACTCTAGTTGGATCGCCAGGCCTTGCTTCGCCGTATTCAATAATTGGTAACTTACCAATAACTGTTTCTGTTGCATTAAGAATATCTTTAACACTCTGTCCTTTCCCAGCACCAAGATTTAAAATCTTAGTGTCGCCGGCCGCTTCTAAATATTTTACAGCCTGAACATGTGCTAATGCTAAATCCCATACATGAGTATAATCTCTAATTGGTGTGCCATCGGGTGTATTATAATCCCCACCATACACACTAAAAATACTATTATTAATAATAGATTCTATTACCCTTGCTATAACATGTGTAGCATCCTTAACTTGTCCTATATCTCCGTCAAAGTCTGCTCCACATGCATTAAAATATCGCAACGATACACTACGCATATCATATGCTATACTATAATCATGTAATATACCTTCTACCATTTGCTTACTTCTACCATAACTGGTTAATGGTTTTAAGTTTGCAGTTTCTCTAATAGGAACTATTTCTTGATCACCATATACACTACTGCTACTACTAAATACAATCTTATTAATGCCTTGTGCATATAAAAAGTCTAACATATAAAGTGTACTAGTAACATTATTTTCATAATACATTGCTGGAGTTGTAACGCTTGGGCCAACTAAACTATTGGCCGCACAATGTATTACTGCTGTTATATTAAATTTCTTTACTGCATCATGTATTGCGTGATGAGCCGGAGTAAATGACATATTATAAAATGGGCCCCATGCGTTTGACCATGGTGACTGTGCTCTATCAATATTAATTGGCGTATACCCTGCTTGTGATAATGCCTTACATATGTGGCCGCCTACATAACCAGAGCCGCCTGTTACAATAACATGGGCTTCGGTGTTCTCTACTGGGAAGTTAATTATATTATGTTCATTCATTGGTGTTTAATTTATTTCTGTTATTCAAATTTACTTTTTGTTATGTATTTACGATAATCAGTCCCCTTACGTAAATAATCTAAACTAGTACCTGTTTGTTGTAATACATCAACTGTTCTATCGATAGTACCATCTTGATAATCGCTAATCTTTCCTGTGTTTGGATGTTGTCTCTCGAGTAACTTTGATAAACGTCGACAAGCATCATCAAGGCTCCATGGAATATATAAACGATCGGCATCATTGCCAAATGTTTCAGGAAAACTCCTATAGGCAGGATATAATACATTAGTACCAAACGTGTCTGCTTCACTAACTGTATTGCTTACCCAATCTTGTAATGCACAATTAAACAATACTCTACTATTTGCAAGTATCTCATAATACTCATCCTTTAATAGATTTTCTTGTACACGTAACTTACCGTCTTGTGACATTTGTCTGGTTCGTGTCATATAATCATCATTGTTGCTACGCAACTTGCCGCCGCCTAATATTTGAAACTCGACTTCGGAATCATATTCTTTATGATACTTCTCAATAAGATCCATATAAAAATTTGGTTGCTTCTCTTGATCCCAACGTGCCGCAAATACTACACGCTTCACTCGATCTTCGAATGCTGGAACATTCTTAATTCTACTTGCTACTTCTGCTTTACCAAATGGTAACCCAGTAACATACTTATTTGCTTTCCACCCTGCAATATGCAAATTAGCAACCATTTCTTCGCTTGCACAAATAACACCATCTACAAATTCATCTACCATTTGCTCATATTTACTCATCCATGGATACATCCCCCACACATGAACAAAGTCGTCTGGGTCAATAGTTTGAGCAAGGCATCTTACGAATACCTTTGGCTTCATCTCTAAATCAACTTGATCCATAATGTATGGCAGACTTGACATACCAGGCTGAAACATATCCTCAAAGAAAATAGTATCTTCGGCAGTAACTTCGCCCTCACGCATCATTTTAACAAGATTCATGATTTGACTCATGCCAAAATAACTGCGGCCATGTGCATCAAGCACTTGGCCGGTTACAATTGCTTTACTATTATCTAAAGTATCACCAGGAACTAAAACATAATCTATATCGCGGTTCTTAAAAACACGCTCGTTCCAATCCTGTAATTGTAATGTATATCTACCTTCATAGGGTTCAAGCCCCATATAAAATAGTTTTCTCATCTTCTAAAACCTTTATTGTTAACATATATAATACACTAAAGAACATAATCTGTCAAGGACTTTTTTAAAAATAAACCCCATCTTTGGATGATGGGGTTTAAATATTGCAATATTATTGTGTTTCTTAGGCTACGCTACCAAAATCCATACTATTTTTTGGATTACCACTTGCAAAACCATATGTACCACTTCCATAATCCATATTGTCTACCCAAGTACGATTTGTATTAATCAACGAACTAACACCACCGGCATTACCTGCGGCATTTGTTGAATTATATACATCTGGCCAGTCTGCCGCGTCTGAACTAATTGCACCGTAATCAGTAACATCTGAAAGGTTACCAAGTACAATACTACCCATGCCGCGCATTCTTACGCTACCTGAGAATCTAAACAATCTACGTGCTGTCATATTTGAGATCTCCCGTTTTAATATTTGTAACTGTCGACTTTTGTTACAAGTATATTTATCTATCCTATACTGGATAACATACTAAGCATCCGTTTTCTCCATCTTCAGATACTTCAATTGATACTTCTCTATCAGGAAAACGTTGAGCAATCTGATCAAACATATCATCTGCAATCATTTCGCACGATTTAAAGTCTAAATCTAGTACAGATTCCCCTTCGCCTTTATACAAGTTTTGTAACCATCTAGAGAATTGTATAAACTCAATCTCTCTATCGTCGTGCCATACTTGAACTCCAACCTTAAAGTGAAAAATATGCCTGTGTGGGTATCCTAGAAAGGACACATCATATTCATCTCCGGTTGCAAACTTTGGATCGTCTAACGCGGCAGGAAACTTATGTATTGCTTCCTGTCTCCATGTAACCCAAATTATACGTTTAGAACTATTTTTTCTACTCATTTGCTGATCTCTCCGTGCCGCCAGAACTTGTTCGGTTGCGGCCTCGTCATGTTGTGCCGCCCAAAGTCGTTCAGTTGGTGTAAACTCGTTAGGATTTGACATTAGTAAATCTCTTTAATCTTATCTGCGATACCGTATTTAATTGCTTCTTTAGCATCGAGCCAAACATCTTGTGGTGGCAGTAATACTTCTCTAATTTTCTTCTCTGACATCCCTGTACACTTTTTATAATGTTCAAGCATACGCTCTGTACTAAGTTCAAACTCGCGTACTACAGCAAACAGTTCATGTTCCTTACCTCGAGAACCCCAACTATATTGATGACTAAGAATGCTTGTATTAGGTGTAAGATAACGATGGCCTTTTTTCCCGGCCATAAATGTTAAAATACCACAACTGGCAATCATTCCAAGTCCAATAGTATGAACAGGAATTCGTGATCCTTTCATTACATCAATTAATGCAAAGCAAGCATGAACAGAGCCGCCTGGACTATTAATCATTAGTTGCAACTTTTTAAGAGGCTTATCTTGAATATTATGTGTAAGGATAAAGTTAATTGCCTGCTTACATGACTCCTCATTGAAGTCTTCCATAAACAAGAAAATTCCTTCTTCTGCCAACGACCGTTTTGTTGGATCTGGCATTCCTGGCATTCCCGCGCCAGGCTTAGGTGGTCCGTTTGTCATTTTTCTTCTCCTTTATTATAGTATCACCTGAATATTCACACCATGGCGTGAATCTGTCTCTATCTAGCAAATCATGTACTTGGTGTGTCCACACCCCTGGATTACTTTTATCAAACTCGATGTCATCAATTTTAAGTGATGCATTATATCCAAGTTGAGTAACATAAGGAAGTTTAACACTTATCATTGGAATAAAGTTTGTATGTTCAGTCCAACCATAATCTAAAATATGTTCTACCCATTTAACATCAAAGTCTAGTGTAACAAATAATTTTGTATTTGTCAAGACATTTGTTATAAGTTTATCCCAATCATCTAACCCAGGATAACCTAAAACATGTCCTTCGGGGAAAAAACTTTGATTCGCTCCTAAATATATATGCTTACAATCATTACTGTCTGCATATTTTAAAATGTCATCAACATTTCGAATACCAACTACAAATAAAGTCATAAGACCATATGCTGGCGTATGTTCAACTTCAATACCGTGAAAAAATTTGACCACTTCGTTCTTCTTTGGTTTCTTTAAGTATGTTCGTTCCATAATTATAAGTTTTCTAATTGCTCAATTAACTCAATTAAGTCTTTCATCTTTAATTTTTGTTTTTTAAGTACTTTAATTTTATTTCCGGCATATGGAGTTAACCCTTCTAACTTCTTTACCTGCCAATCTAACTTTCTATGTTCTAATTTAAGAGCAGTAAGTTTATCTTTTTCCTGTGTATCCATATTTATTTGTGATCTCCGTTTTCGTAATTCGTTCTCGCAACTCGGTACTTGAGAATCTATGATCTCGTTTATTAAAATGTATTTGTACACCTCGTTTATTACATATATCTTTTCCTGTAAAGTCTTTATCTTTGTATTCCACACCAAGAATTCTTACATTTATATCGAACATACTAAATATATCTTCCAAGTCTTGTTCTGTTTCGTATGGAACTATCTGGTCTATGTACTTAATTGCATCTAATTGAATGTATCGTTCTACTAATGTTTGCACAGGAGCGTTCTTGTTAGGCCTGTCTTTGCTCGGATCTACTTGTAAACCTACAATAAGATAGTCACAAACTTTTTTACATTCTTGTAGCATTATAACGTGTCCAGCATGACACATATCAAATGTACTGCATGTAAAGCCTATCTTCAATGGTCTCTTCGGCCGTTAAATACACAAATAAATTCTAATATTTCGTGCCCATGATTGTATACTTTATGAAAAACACCATCCTCAATTAAAAAAGTGTCTCCTGCAGTTGCATCGTAAAGAGCATCATTTATTTCTATTCGTCCTGTACCACTAGTAAAAATATAAACCTCTTCCTGTCCTTCATGCTTATGTCCGGTTGTTTGACACGCAGGCATTAGTTCTGTTTTACTAACAACTAAACTATTCAGTGTATTGTTATCTTCGACTATATACCTATCATCTTGTTTAGCAATTTCTGCAACGTTTAATTTAAACCTACTACCTATTTTCATGATATTTCCTCCTTAAGAAGTTCCCATGTATGTTGCCAATCTGTAACAGAATGTATTATGTCACCTTCATTATCTCGTTTTGTAATTTTTTGCTTTAAGGAATAATCATTTCCGCCTTCTCTCATATTATCACCATAAAATGAAACTGGCACTTCTTCGAAATCTTTTATAATTTGTCCCTTGTCTTGTCCTGTATATACAATATCTAAACCTGTTTCGCCTGCTACCTGTGCTCGTACTCCACTAAAACAAAAATTAAATTTTCCAGCAATAATTTCTCTTTCATAAGTTGCCTTATCCCATGCCATATATTCTGCACGTTCTTCCATATCAGCATTGCGCCCAACAACACTAAAATTAAGTAAGCCGGGCCGGAACTCTAAATGGTTACCAGTTCTTAATGGAAATTTACTAAGTTTTAATTGGGCACGAAGCCATATGTCTTGGTTATCAGTAAGTTCAAAATCACTATGATAAACTTCTTTATCATTTTCCCATACACTATTCCCTGAGCAATTATAACAACGTTTTATAGTTGTACATATTTGTTCACCTACTTGCTTTACTGTTTGTAGATGATCAGCGCCAGTAACTAGATACACAGCATTTAATGTAGCAAAATTTAAAAACCAATCATGGAAGTTAGGATCGATCATATCACTACTTGGAGTTAGTGTTCCATCCACATCAAAAATATATGCCCTCATTGTGTTTCCTCAAACAAATTACCAAATGTACTTGCTGTTAATTCTTTTTGTGGTTCTTTCTCTAACTTCCTACCTGGGCCGGGCATATAATCTACTAATCCGCTTTCGTGAAAATCTTCCATCATATTTCTACGAGGAGCACCAGAGAACTTTGCAACACTAAGTTCATCTAGTAATCGTTTATGTTGATTAATTACATCCATTGGCTTCTCTGATTGAAATACCTCGTTTGTTAAATCAACAAACTCAATAACATTTGCTGGAACTTTACTAAAATCCCTAGCATCGCTGAGTCTGTTTGCTTCTTGTACTGCTGTTATATGCTGATAAACATTATGTGCCATAATGAGA